CACGGCGGGGGAACTAACATACGATATAAACACTTGCAGATTTACCGAAAATGAAACTGAGAGAACACCAATTTTCGATCCAGCCACGGATTTTTGAGGGCAGCTCCTATAGCCATCCTTGGTACGATTATGTCGCCCTGATAGAAGATAATAAATTAATTAGACCTAACCCACCGAGTAAAGAGGCAGTAGAACGTGCAAAGTTTGTTGACAAAACCTACCATTGGACAGGTCGGGACAGCAGTATTCGACATAGAAACTAATGGCTTATCATTCACCAAGGAAGATCCCAGAATACATTGTATTGCAATACACTGGGCCGAGGATGAACGCACGGAAGTATTTAATGATGAAAAATACTCGACGTCAGCCAAGGATCTTCCGATGGGTAGCAACTACTCTATCACAACTGCGTTATCACACTTGGAAGTGGCTGATGTTATTGTTGGGCATAACATTATTGGGTATGACTTACCTTATATACGCCACATATACCCTTGGTTTAATCCTCGTGGTACCATTATTGATACTCTTCTCTTATCTCGCTTATATCATCCGAATTTACTCGATATAGATAAAAAGAATGCTTATAAAAATATGCCGACGAAATTATATGGAAGACATTCTCTTGAGGCTTATGGCTACCGTCTAGGTGTCTATAAAGGAGACTTCGCAAAGGACACAGATTGGAAAGAATGGTCACAAGAAATGCAAGATTATTGTATACAAGACGTTAAAGTTACAGAGAAGTTATGCGACCACTTCCACCCTTACCTGACTGGCTCCAATTAGAGCATCAGGTAGCACACATACTTACTGAACAGGAGAATCATGGATGGTTTTTTGATGAGCCAGCTGCACGGGAACTTGAATCTGCTCTCAGACGAGAGTATGAAGAAACTTGTACGATATTACGAGACAGGCACCCTTTCGTTAGCGGACCACTATTCACTCCTAAACGAAATAATAGGACCAAAGGCTATGTCGCTGGTGCTACATTTACCAAGCTAAAGGATCTAAACCCTACTTCACGAGACCACATTGCATGGATACTAAAGACACATTACGACTGGCAGCCTACATCACTGACGAACTCAGGGAAGGCGGTTATAGACGAGACCGTCTTAAAAGAACTTGGGACGGATATAGCTCTCAACTTTCTGAAACTTTTGGATCTGACGAAAAAGTTAGGGATGATATCAGAAGGCGTGAACGCATGGCAGAAGCTTGTTACGAAGTCTAGAGTTCACCACCATTGTTCAGTAGCAACTAGTACATTTAGATGTGCCCACCGTAAACCAAACCTTTCCCAAGTACCTAGTGATGAACGATTCAGACAATTATTTACAGCCTCTCCAAATAAAGTATTGGTTGGTGCCGATCTTAGTGGCATTGAGCTTAGAGTATTATCCCATTATCTCGCACGATATGACGGCGGTAGATATGCAGACATCCTCATTAACGGAGACATACACCAAACCAATGCTGACAAGGTAGGCGTTACTCGTAAACAAATCAAGACAATTTCCTATGCCTTTTTATATGGGGCTGGAGATCAAAAACTAGGTCATAGCTATGATAAACAACTACCAGATGGGCAAGCTGTTAAGAAAGGCAGAGAGATCAGAAAGGCGTATGTTGATGCGATTCCGGGTCTTAAAGAATTACTTACAGCGGTTAAGAAGGTTAGTGAGAGAGGATATGTTCTAGGATTAGATCGTAGACGTATCTTAGTTGACAAGCCTCACAAAGCCCTAAACTATCTTTTGCAGGGATCAGCAGCGATTTTGGCGAAGCGTTGGATGGTATTAGCACATGAATACCTACCACCTACTGCTCACCAACTTGCATTTGTTCATGATGAACTACAATATGAATGCAAGGAGTGTGATAAAGAACATCTCCAATTCTTACTTGAATTAAAAGCAGTAGAAGCTGGAGAATTCTATAATTTAAGATGTCCAATAGCCGCTGAATCACAGTCAGGCCATACATGGGCAGATGTACACTAAACCACCTATGGAATTATTAATTGATGCAGATTTCATTGTATACAAGAACTGTGCTGCAGCAGAGACTGAATTAGACTTTGGTGAGGATGTAATCCTTGTTACTTCTAACTTCAGTGATGCATACAATGCAACAACAAACGAACTTACCAAACTTAAGGACGAGTTTGGGTCATTCCCTTCTATAAAGCTATTCTTTTCTGACACTAAAAATTTTCGGAAAAAAATTGCACCAAGTTACAAGGGGCATCGAAATAGAAAGAAACCCTGTGGGTATAAGCGTGTTATAAATAAACTCAAGACTGAGTTTGAAGTAATCATCATGCCAGAACTAGAAGCAGATGATGCGATGGGAATATACGCTACTCAACACCCCGGAAATGTGATAATTTCACCCGACAAGGACATGAGACAAATCCCCGGAGACTTATACAATCTAGATGAAAGAATCACAGTCAGCCCTAACGCCGGAAGAGCTTGGCATCTTATCCAGTGTCTTTCTGGAGATCAAACTGATGGATATGGCGGAGTGCCCGGTATTGGCGTCAAGAGGGCAGAAACGCTCTTTAACAAAGAGGGTTATAGCTGGAAGACAGCAGTTAAAGCATTTACAGATAAAGGATTAACTGAAGATGATGCTATTCTCAATGCAAGACTAGCTAAAATATTAACTATTGATGATTATGACACAGAAAAACAACAAGTCAGACTTTGGACTCCCAGAACCGATTACTCAGTTGACTATGGAGCAAGATCTCAGAATGAGAGTTCTAAAGGATAGACTAGATGCAACCTATTATGATCACAAAGATGATATAATAACTCTATTCCTTGCCTTGCAGAAACAAAATTTTGTATTAGGTAATTCACTCTCCAATCTACTCAAAAAATGGACTACTATAGAAGAGGCAGCATCGAGGTCTGGGATTTCATTCGTGATCAGAACTTAAACTTTCACCTTGGTAATGCTATAAAATATATATGTAGAGCTGGTCATAAAGGTGGTCAGCTCAAACGATGCGAAGACTTAGAAAAAGCTATTCACTATTTACAAAACGAACTCCACCATGAAGAAAACTTTCTTATCCAGTCAGGCGAAGGAATTCCGTTCCCGTTACAACCTACAAAATGGGGCGAACTTAAAACAGCGTACATATCAGAAGAATCTGATCGTAGAGGAATTTAAAGAATTCCTTGAAGCTGAAGGAATGTTATTTAGAAATAATACTGACTTCCCAGCTGAAGCTCTGAAAGAATTAGCTGATCTAGTTTATGTATGTTATCAGTATGCCGAGAACATGGGCTGGTTCTTGGATGAAGCGTTGGACAGAGTACACAAAAGTAATATGTCTAAACTTGGTAATGATGGCTTACCAATATACCGAGAAGATGGTAAGGTTCTTAAAGGACCAAACTATGCACCACCAAATTTAACTGATTTAATATAATGACCGAATTAATCTCCCGCACTGGTCGGGTCCAATCATGGTTGGATAACCCAGAATCAAGACTTCCAGTGAGCTGTACTGTATTTGTTGTCGAGGACTCTATGGAGGGTCCAGAGGGTATAGAGGCTAGCTGGAGATTCGCATCCCATGCCCTTCGCAATGGGGCAGGGTGTGCTATACACTTATCTAAATTACGTCCTAAAGGGGACGACAATGGTCGTGGCTTGACAGCTAGTGGCCCAGTATCCTTTGGAAAAATCTACTCAGTACTGAACGAAATTCTACGCAGAGGGGGCACATACAAAAATGGTGCGATTGTTCTTCACTTGGATCTCGATCACCCTGACATTGTCGATTATATTACAACTCCTAGATCAGAACTCCCATGGGTCAAGAGGTGTGTCGACATTGATGATGCAAAATGGAAAGACGCTAGTGATACAACACGGGAAGCGTTAATATATGGGATTAAGTCAGGTGATATCTGGCTAAACAAAATTAAACACGATAAAAACGGAGAAAGAATTTATGGCAACGTCTGTCTTGAGGTTTACTTGCCCTCACGAGGAACTTGCTTGTTACAGCATGTCAATCTCTCAGCCTGTCAAACCCAATCCATCAGAGAGGGTTTCGTTAAAGGTATGTCCGAGTTGTGCAGCCTCCATAGCCGGACAGGTGTTGGAGCAACTGGAGAATACTTGTCGTCTGATATCGACAGACAGGTTGGCCTCGGTGTCCTCGGTCTCGCAAACCTCTTAGCACGGTATGGGGTAACATATGAACAGTTTGGTAGAGCATTAGCAGTAGTAAACAATCATGGATCTATTGTTACCAGAGCAGAGCATATTGCCAGCGAACTTAGATATGGCATTGAAGCTGCCGCTGAAGTGGCTCGCTCTAATAATATGGTTAGAGCATTTTGCATTGCTCCAACAGCCTCTTGTAGTTATAGAAGCAAGGATTTGGATGGCTTTACGAGTACACCAGAAATTGCACCACCAATCTCTCGTTCTGTGGACAGAGATAGTGGGACATTCGGAGTGCAAACCTATAACTATGGACAAGTAGAAATAGCTAGTGAAGTAGGCTGGGAAGCTTACAAGAGAGTAGCAGATGAGATAATGATAATGTATAATAAAACAGGACTTCTTCATGGCTACAGCTTCAACTCTTGGAGTGATGTTGTAGAATACGATGAGCAATTCGTGGAAGAGTGGTTGGCATCGCCTCAAACCTCCTTATATTACAGCCTTCAGGTGATGGGAGACGTACAAGATAAGAGCGATGCGTATGCAGCATTAGATCAAGATGACGTTGATGATTACTTGCAGGGTATTTTACAAGAAAACCCTATCACATGTGATTGCCAAGAATAATGAAAAACCCTTATGAAAAATTACTCGATAGAAAGAGAACATGGACACCCGTCCAAACTACAGCTGGTGAGCTTAAACACGGATCTGAAGAGGCCATCTACCGTGCTCTCGCAATACGCCATATGGAGTTACCAGTTGGCGAGTTTATTACAGAGGCACTTGAAAAGGAGGTTCCCAAATCTGCACGGACTCTTCTAGAAGCAAATGTAAAGGATGAGATCAAACATGATCTTGCCCTTACCTATATCACGAACGCTATAGGCGTTGATGAAAAAGCAGAATATGAGGCTCTCAGGTTACGTGATGCCTGGGAATCTCACCCTGATCACACTATATTAAAAGCATTGGTAGCTGAACGTGCTATATTCTTTGTTATTCTACCTTTCTTTCGCTTTTGTGGCGATCCTGGTCTTAGGACCGTGGCGGCTGATATTTCCAGAGACGAACAGGTACACGTTGCCTGTAATTCTCTCGTCAGTTCTGCTATGGGTTTACGCCCTAGTAATTCTTTGGACAAACTTAGGAAAGCCACGATTAATTGGATCTTTCAGCCACTAGGTATTAATACTACCGATAAATATTTGGACAAAAATTTTTGGCTGGATTCATCAGACCGATTAATGTATGAAGGAAAGGCACCACAACTTTCTGATACACGGTCAGCACGGATGCCAGCATTCTTCGAGCATAGCAATGTCAACCTACCCCAATACGCTTGAGCCTTTACTCGGGCCAAACATAGAGTCAATCCTCCTAGAGCTGGAGGAAAAATTTCCACCAGTTAACCCACATCCTAAAGAAAGTATAGGAGCAATTATGTATAAAGCAGGACAACGATCAGTCATTGAGTGGCTGAGACATAGATTGGAGGACGACTAATGGCTAAACCATTTGCAGCCTGGGAAGATCCAGAAGACTGGGCAGAATCAGTATCTGCAGTAGGTGAAGGTTGGAAATCATATCAAACTGAAAACTACGATAACACAAAAACTCATAAAGCTTGGGACTTTTATAATACACCTGGAGGTTTCTTCGCTCCTCAAGGTTGGAAAAAACCTGGATCTTATGGTCTGTCTAAAGGACAACAGATGGCAATAAAATCTTGGGAAGGTCAAGCAAAAGATTACTGGGGAGAAGCAAAGAATCCTGAACTTGTTAAAGCTAATGCTCAATCAATAGCTCCTGTTACTGATGCTGATGGTATTCCGATAGGGATGAACACTACAAAGCCATGGACTAAATCGATGGTTGGTTTAGGTACAGGTAAACCTAATTTTGCTTGGACTCCATTTGAACAATCAGTAGACTTTGCTCAATGGCATGAAGGGTTTTGGAATCCTAATTATGCTTGGACAGGTGAAGAATATAACTACCACAATCCCTACGGTAAAGCTGCTACTTCTTTTATCAGTGAGTACACAGATGACGAAAGAGAAAGAGGAGACCTGCAAGTAGCAAGTGATCAATTACATTTTGTAGAGAATGATTTGGGTTATTCTATTAGCGATGAAGGAGTAGTGAATCCATTTCAATGGGATGAATGGTCTGGAAGTGAATGGGGAGATAGGTTTAGCGGAGGCACTCCTGGTCTATACACAGCTGAAGTTTTAGGTAGTTTATTTGATACTGATACTTGGCGTGGTCTAACCATTGAACAGAAGTCAGCACTGCAAAACACATGGGCAAATGTAAAAGGCTTTCAAGATGTTACAGACTTTAAAGATGAATACTTACCATACGAATCCTCTAGTTGGGAAGCTATGTTGTCTCAAGAACAAAGAGAAAACTGGGGTCTTGATATTGCTAGAACATATGATGATGAGTATTGGAAAGCTGATGACTTTGGATTACTACAAGATGAAAGTGAAACCTTTAATTTATTTAGAGATTTAAATATAGGTGCAGTTGATTGGGATTACTATAATCAGGATGCAGATCTTATAGCAGCAGCTAAAAGATTAGATCCTACTTTCTCAGAAACTGTAGGGTTTACTTCTGTTGAACAGATAAGAAAAGCTCAACTAAACGAGAAGCAATTCCAACCAGAACCAGTAGCAGCTGAACCAGAACCAGTAGACGTAGGTGTACCAGCTGATCTAGCAGACGAGTTTACAATAACTGAAGACAATCCTTACATTGGTGTTGATGATAGTGTTACTGGTAAACCAGAGGATGCTCCAACACTAGATGATTATGAAGAGCAGCAAGAAGCACCTGAACAATTAATAAAAGATATTGTAACAGAAGCTAATCAACCAGAAGATCCAACAGATCCAGAAAGTGTAGCTGAAGCTGTAGCTGATCAAGAAGATGCTGAAGCTGTGATTGTAGGTGGAACTGAATTAGGTGATCAGCCTAAAGCAGACGAAGTATACGGTGATGAAATAGACCAGGTTGAAGATTTAGTAACTGGTGTACAAGGTGAACCTGATTACGAAGCTATTGAAGCTGGATTAGATTTTGGCTGGGAAGATGTAAAAAGCTGGGCTGAAGACGCAGGATATAATATAGATAATTTAGTAGACAGTGACTGGGTTCAGCAGCAGATAGATGCTATACCTGATACAGATACATCAGACTTCCTTACAGCTGATAATGTAAATGAACACATCACACCGTTAGATACATCTCAATTTGCTACAACAACACAACTAGAGGATGCTGTAACAACCTTTGGTGACTGGGATTCTACACTACAAACTTGGAATGCAGGTAATGAAGTCATAGCAAATATGATGAAGCAAGCTGGAGAACAAGCTGCATCTGATGCAGAAAGAAACAGAGTCATTGCTTCTTATGGATCTCAAGGTAGACCTATAAACAAAATAGTTAAAGGTGTCAGAACTATTAATGAACTTAATAACCCATTAACTGTTGGTGACTGGGGAGGTCCAAAGCAATCCTTTAATCGTAAAGGTATGAGAATTTCTAACTTAAATCTATAATATATTATGACTACAATAAAGAAAAAATCAAAGCTTCCTGCACATTATGACACTCGTGGATGGGAAGGTAAACCTGCCCCACTATCAATAAGGGGAACAAGGGAAGAACAAATGGCTGCTAAGAGAGCAGAACTAGAAAGAGAACTTCTTGAAGTTAGAAAGAAATCTGGTAGATTAAAGGATAGGAAGCAACCTGAACCTTTTAGATCTGGTCAAGAACCATTTCTTAAGGAAGCTATGAAAGGTAAAACAAAAGGTGAACAGATGAGTATAATGAATAGAAGATTTCAACAGATGAAAGCTCTAAAAGAAAGAGAGAAACAACAAGCAACAAAATTTAATCCGTTACAAATTAGTCAACTAAACTTATAATGACAGCTAAATCTAGGTATGATTATTTATCCAGTGACCGTTCCCAGTTTCTAACAGAAGCGGAAGACGCAGCGAACCTTACCTTACCATACCTAATTCGTGGTCATGAAGAACATGCGAGAGGCATGAAGCAACTTAATACTCCTTGGCAATCCGTTGGAGCCAAAGGAGTTGTTGCTTTAGCTAGTAAATTATCTCTCAGTCTGGTACCACCACAGACTAGTTTCTTTAAACTACAATTAGATGAATCTCAATTAGGTCAAGAGTTCCCACCAGAAGTAAAATCAGAATTAGATTTATCCTTTGCAAAGATTGAACGTACTATCTTAGATGCTATCGCTGCATCTGATGACCGTGTTGTTATCCACCAAGCATTACAACACCTAGTAGTAGGTGGTAATGCCTTAATCTTTATGGGTAAACAAGGTTTGAAATTATTTCCGTTGAACCGCTATGTGATAGAACGAGATGGCAACGGCGACGTGATTGAAATAGTCACAAGAGAAAGAATTAACAAAAAATTAATAGAGAAGTATCTACCTGAAGGGTATGAATATGAGATAGATGAAGATGAATCCGTAGTTGATGAGACTAAATCTGATAAGCAAGAGTGTGATGTATACACTCATGTCACTAGAGATAACAATAGATTCATATGGCATCAAGAAGTATTCGATAAAGTACTACCAGGATCAGACGGTAAAGCACCAGTAGATACAACACCATGGCTACCACTACGTTTTAATACAGTAGATGGAGAAGCTTATGGTAGAGGTAGAGTGGGTCAGTTTATAGGAGATCTCAAGTCACTTGAAGCACTGTCTCAGGCACTCGTAGAAGGCTCTGCAGCAGCTGCTAAAGTTGTTTTTGTAGTATCACCCTCAAGCACCACTAAACCACAGACGCTGGCCTCTGCAGGCAACGGAGCAATCGTTCAAGGTAGACCAGATGACATAGGTGTAGTTCAAGTAGGTAAGACTGCTGACTTTAGAACAGCCTATGAGTTAATGGCTCAACTTGAGAAGAGATTAAACGAAGCCTTCTTAGTATTACAAGTTAGACAATCAGAACGAACGACTGCTCAAGAAGTTCAGATGACTCAGATGGAACTTGAACAACAGTTAGGTGGTCTATTTGGATTACTTACAGTTGAGTTCCTGGTACCTTATCTTAATAGAAAGCTTAGTGTCTTCCAAAAGACAGGTGAAATACCTAAGATACCAAAAGGTATGGTCAAACCTATCATTGTCGCTGGTATTAATAGCCTTGGTAGGGGTCAAGATGTACAAGCCTTGGGGCAATTCCTACAGACAATTGCACAGACCATGGGTCCAGAGGCTATACAACAATACATTAATCCAGAAGAAGTAGTTAAGAGATTAGCTGCAGCTCAAGGTATAGATGTCTTAAATCTTGTTAAGAGTATGCAAGAAGTCCAAGCAGAAAGAGATAAGAATAGAGCTGAAGCTGCTGAGATGGAAGCTGTTAAGAATACTCCTGAAATGATGAAAGCACCTATGCTTGATCCATCAAAGAATCCTCAGATGATGGGAGAACAACCTGAACAACAAGAGGAACAACAACCACCACAAGAATAAATTATGGCAGAAACATTAACATATGATGCAGGTACAGATACTGTAACTACTGAAGAGAATCTTAATGCTGATGAGCAGGATTCTCTCCAAGTAGGAGAAGCAATGGTCGAACAGCAAGAACAATTACTTGCTGGTAAATATAAGAATGCTGAAGAATTAGAATCTGCTTATGTAGAACTTCAAAAGAAACTAGGTGATCGTGGTAAAGAAGAGAAAGAAGAAGTAACAGAAGAAGAACCAACTGAAGCTAAAGAAGAACAATCTAAACAGAATATATTAGATAAGTTATGGGAAGAAGCTCAAACTAAAGAATATAGTAAAGAGACTTTAGATGAATTAAAGAATATGTCATCTGAAGATTTAGCTAATCTTCATCTTCAATACCGTAAAGAGAACTCTAGTCAAAGACCAAAAGATTTTACACCTAAAGAAGTTGAACAGTTAAAGGGTGTAGCAGGAGGAGATAAAGAGTATGATAATATGTTGAAGTGGGCAGATGGTAATCTTAATCCACAAGAAGTAAAAATGTTTGACGCTGTGATGGAACAAGGTAATCCTCTAGCAGCATTCTTTGCAGTCCGTGCTTTATCATATAGGTATAATGATTCTAAAGGTTATGAGGGTAGGATGTTGACTGGTAATGCACCTAAAGCTAAGGGTGATCAATTCCGTAGTCAAGCGGAAGTTGTACAGGCTATGAGTGATCCTAGATACGACAGAGATTCAGCTTACCGTCAAGATGTAATGAAGAAACTCGAACGATCCAATATTAACTTTTAATTATGGCAACTCAAAGTGGAGAATGGCTTATAAAAAAATATAAGGCGGAAGCTTTCATGCAGCATCAGGTTGCACAACATGCTTCTCCCTATATACCTCAAGAAAGACCAAGAGAAGGTGTAGGTGGAACTGATGCACATCCGTTTGATGACTTTGGTAACGATAGAAATCCTCCTGTAATAAACCCTGCAACTGGTAAACCAGAATGGGCAGGTACAAATAAAGGTACAGATGTAGCTGGTAATCCTAGTTTCGACATCAATGAGACACCAGCTACTCGTAGAACTAGAAAAATTAGAACACTACAAGAACGTGGAGTTGGTGGAGAAGCAGGTAACGCAAGTGATATACTAAAGAAAGGTTTACAGTTACCAGATATAAAGGCAGAATTAAACCCAAATCAACTTAAGATACTAGAAGGAATACCCAGTAATCTAAAGGAATTACCTTCAAAAGAACGATTAAAAATTATGAAAGATATCACTGGTAAAGTTTTGAAAGCTCAAGGAGGAAGAGGGCATACAACTGTTGGAGATAAATTATATTTAGATCCAATTAAACAAAAGTTGATGCCTTTACCGATTGATACTGAATCAGATAAAGACAAACAAATAAGACATAATAAACGATTTAATTTTGCATAGTGTATCGTGGCGACCTGAACTTTCATCCTCGCCCATTAACTTACTCATTATTTTAATGAACGACACAGAAGTAATTCAACTTCAAGCACCTATTGAATACACTATGAACGACAACGCTGAACTTCAGAATGGACGCTGGGCTATGCTCGGTATTGTGGCAGCTCTAGGAGCCTACGCCACGACTGGACAAATTTTACCTGGTATATTTTAATGAAAAAAATCTTCGCTGTAACAGCAGCATCACTATTATCTACTCCTGCATTTGCTGGAGTTTATTTGAACTCAGAAGTTAACAACGGTTACACAGGTTCTGACTATGACGGAAGAACTGTAGACGTACATGTTGGCTACGAAGGTTCAGCAAATAAATTTGACTACTACATACAAGGCGGTCCTGCTTTTACAGCAGTCGCTGATGTAGATGGTACAGAAACAGAATTCTCTGGCAAAGCAGGTGGTACATTTAACGTAACACAGAAGCTTGGCATCTATGGAGAACTCTCTGGCATCTCAAAGAAAGATGTCGATAACTCTTATGGTTCTAAACTAGGAATCAAATACTCTTTTTAATTAAATGACTACAGCCACACTAACAAAACCAACTACCAACTGGCAGAGTTTATGTGACTGGGTTACGA